CGATTATATGAAATCGCTTTTGATGGCGATTTCGGACGGATATTAATTTGTCGATATTCACAAGAGCAACATTCCAGTCGGACTACACCTCCATAATTTTATTTCTTAGTGGTCTCCGACTATCCACGCAGAAATAATAATTCTGGGGTTTCGTAGAAGCCAAGTTGTTGGCTTCTAATCCTTGTCAATAGAAATTTAAAATAAATCTTATCTACAATCGAAGCTATAGAGCGCTTAGATTGCAGAGTCTTTAAAGATTTTTTTTAAATCTCTATTGATTTTTAATCCTCAACTTCTATGGGTGGATGGTAGATTTAGAGAAGAATATACATAAGTAGATATTCAGTCTTTAGACAAAGACATTCTTTAAATTTTTATTAACATTATTCAATAACACAAAGGAGATAAAAATGAATAACGAAAATAGAACTAACAACGATATGATTAAAACAATAATAACTCAAATGGATTCAGGAATGTTTATTAATCCTGAAGAATACAATGTTATAGGAGTCAAGAATGATGACCTTGAGATTAAAGTAAGGGATTCTAATCTTGTTTCTGGTATCTTAGATGAGTATTTAGAACAGATTAATTGGCAGAAAAATCAAGGTCATTTAACTGTAATAGAATATCATCAGGCTAGTAGCTTCCTAACATCTAAATTTTCCAGAGATACCAGAGATGATGTCGTTGAAGAATACAAGAATCAAATCAACAGACTAACTAAACATTTTTGGAACAGTAACTCTGGAAAATGGGAACCATTTAAGAAACAAGAAGCTCATGAATATGCTTTGATAAATGTTCATCCTTCAAGATGTGTAGTCAAAACAAATAAGAATGGAAGCAAGTCTGTTAAATGGAAGCAAGGAGGCAAAGCATATAAAGAAATTCCAAGCTTCAATATAGCAAAAGGAGATTCTTATGTTTACTTAGCTAATGAAATAGCAGATAAAGAACAATCCGAAGCATTGGATTTTCTTGAAAAGGTTGCTGTTGTTAAAGGAGTCGGAGGAGATGAAGCTAAAGCATTTGCTTTAGATTTATATAATCAATTCCAAGAATCTAAGACTACCATAGATACTTATAGTGATAACAGAACTGGAAATAAATATAGTGAATGGAACGATGAAGAAAGAATATCAGCTAACATGATGTTCCAAGCTTTCGGTCTTAAAACAAATGAAGAAATCTTTAAGGAACTTAATCCTTTTAGATTAAGAAAATCATTTGAAAGACTGTCATCTTTAATAGCTTTATATCAGTTGTTAATTGGATCTGAAACATTAGATAGTGAAACTTATACTGGTGTTTCTTCATTAGCTGAAGCAGTTTGTTGGAAAAGAAACAATACAAATTCTTACCAAACTAAAACTGCTTTAGTCCTGTAACTTCCCCACGAGGGCTAGGCTTCAGCTTAGCCCTCACATCATAGGAGATAATCATGATATACTTAGACTTACTTATCTTTATATTAGTAATAACTTCTGCTGTAGGATTATTACTTTTATTAATACAATTATTCTATTACTCATTTACAAAGCGTTGGCTTAAGTAATAGTAAAACCTGACCAGGAGTAGCGGAAAAGCTACTCTTGGTCAGGAATAAAATTTTTTTTTAATTGATGAGGTGCGTGAGTATAAGGGATTGTGCTGAAACATTTTAGTAAAGGAGAAACTAAATGAGTAAAACAAATAAAGTGTATGAGTTTAACACAGAAAAATTTAACTCTAAGTTTTTATCTATAATAAAAAATGCTGGTAATGAGGAGGGTAAGTGGCAAAGAACATGGCAGCTTACCTTTGAAGATCAATACAAAGCATCTGGTTTAGATATAGAATTAAAAGATAATAAACTTAATAGATACAAAGGAGTTAACAATATGTTAATGAGTATGGTATCTGAAATGTGTGGATATAAATCTAAATTCTGGGCTACATATAAAAGCTGGGTTAAGATGGGTTATGCACCTAAAGATGCAAGTAGATGTGGAATTATAACACCTATCTTTGGAGTAAACAAAGATACTGGTAAAGAATATATATACAAATGGAAAACAGTACCCGGCTTTAATGGTGACCAAGTTCAACCAGTACATAAAGCTATTCCAAAGTGGAATGACCATGACTATGCTATCTTTAATGATGAACCTAAAGTTAATGCTGTTGATATGAATAAAGATTGTGAAGAATTAATATCTAAGTTTATGAAGAAACAAAAAGCTAAACTTAAACATCAAGGTAGTCATGCTTACTATCAGTTAAGTACTGATACTATTGTGATGCCAGATGAATGGAAGTTCTTTGGTATCGATGGAGAATCAGATGCTACTCAAGAATATCTATCTGTTATATTCCATGAAGCTGGTCATCTTACAGGCCATCCATCAAGACTTGATAGAGATATGGATTCATACCACAAATGCAAAGAAAGCAGAGCTAAAGAAGAATTAATAGCTGAGATGTGTAGTATAATGGTATGCACAGAGTTAAATGTGATTGCTAAAGCACAACCTAATCATCTTAAATACATATCATCATGGGATAAAGCTATTAAAGATGACAGCCAGTATCTTATTAAGTGTATTGCTCAAGCGAGTAAAGCAGCAACTTGGATATTGGATAACAAAACACCTAAAGTTGTTGTGAATTAATGTGGATTATGTTAATAATATTATAAGGAGATAAAAATGACTAAAGAATTACCTGATATAGACAAGGCTTTTCATACTAATATGCGCAGTCATATTATAAAAGGTATGAAATTAAAACATCCAGACTTAGAGTTTACATTAAATGAGTTTGATGAAAACTTTATTACTGGAATCACTAAGCAAGTTCAAGTGTATGCAAAATCACATGACCTTACTGATGACCAACAAAAATTTATGATAACTAAAACATTACAAAGTGCAATAGATGAGCTTATATCTTACAATATGACACAAGCATTTGGTTCTGACATGGAGGTAGCAGATGGCAATACCGACTGATATAAATGTAATAAACCTGGCTAAAAAATATCCTACAAGATACAGACACACCGATCCAAAGACCAGTCGAAACAAATACACAAAGAGAATGGACTACAAAATTCTCAAAGCAATCAAAGACAATGCAAGAGGTATGACTGTTGATGAGATTGCTATTAAGTCTGGCTTTAAAGAAACATCTGTATCATCAAGAGTATCAGACATGGCAAAGAATACTACCATGCACGGATATGGGATATTGCTTGATGTATTAGAAGTAACAAGACCAAGTAAAGATACTAAAGTAGAGCGATTAGTATATCAGATTAGCCATCAAGGTAACAAATTATTAGGAGATATATTTGATGACAGTAACTAATAGATATTCAACATTAGATTTAGATGCTACTGAATTAAAACAAAGATACATTTATGCAATACAACACTATAGGAATAGTAAATATCCAGAACAAAAAAATTTTTGGAAAACTGAAATAGAAGAATGTGCTTTTGCAGCAGAACAAAAGCATAACTTAAACTTAAAAAAGTTAAATGAATTTATATAATGGGTGGGATTGCAATGCTGATGAGCGGAGTTACAAATACTAGGATGAGTAACCAAAAGTCAGACGAAGATACCTAAGACATCTTAATAAATCTTCAGCGTGTCGCACACGAACCAACATTATATGATAAAGTCGTGATGAGTATTACGCACAGAGGCGGTATGATTAGTGCTACAAATATCATATCCAAGTATCGTTAGACTGCACACTTGATTGAATGTAATGCAAGTCAATCAGAGTAGGGAAACCTTAGTTAGAAAGGCCTCACGAACTGCTTAGTATACTCATCACGCAACCAAACAAAAGGAGATTAATATGTACAGTCAAGAATGGATTAAGCAACAAGTCAATCATGAGTTTGCATCTATGGGTAGAAGAATTAAAACAAGAAGTAGAATGGCAGTAGAAAATTCTATTGATATATTAGAAACCAGAGGTGGATTCATTGGACCTTATGCTTATCAAGTCGATGAAGATTATTACTATGATGTAGTAAATACAATGCGTGAATATTTATGTAGCAGATGTGACGCATCTGCAATTATTATTAACAGATTATATAAGGAGAAAAAAGAATGGCAAAAGAAAAACATTATGTAGATGAGGCAATGGACCAGATGATGGATGCATTAGCTGAAGCAGCAGAAACAGAAAGACTAAGACAGATAGCAATAGAATCTGGTATATGTATGTACTGTGGTGCTGGTGCAGAAGGTGGTGCATGTGGAGATTATAAGTGTTGGATATAAAAGAGAAAGTTGAAATAGTGTTTTTAATAGTAACATTATTTTTACTTTGGCACATTTAAAATACCTTAATGTCAAGATAGTAATTAGTATTTTATCTTAGGATAATTCCCTTAACACATAGTGGGAGGGCATTATGTCTACTGATTGAAAGCTATTAGTATGTAATATTGTATTCATTATATACACTATCACATTTAATTTGATGGGCGAACCTATGCCTATGCAAATTGTTCACGGTCGTAGGACTGTGCGCAGAGTGGTTGTCACTACATCTGAACAAGATGCTAGTGATTTTATTAATGTCATATAAAGGAGAAATAACATGGCAAAAAAATTTAATGTAAGAGTAAAAGATAGGGAACGAATAGAAGATAGAGTTAAAGAAGCTGTTCGTAAACATTTTCTAAAGCTAATAGAAAGTGATAAACTTGTTATCAATAAACTAAGAGATCTAAATCTTAGGAAAAATAGAGTTAAAGAACAAAGAGATAAACTTTATCAATTAGACGAAGCTATTGATCATGATTCTAAAGAATTTGCAGAATGGTTACAATCTTGTGATCATTACGGAGATGATTATTCTGTTGAAAGCAATAGGTATAGTGATCAAGGTAAGATTCATGTTGCTTGGAATAACTATAAGCTATGGTCATTAGTTCATGATACTATTATGTTTAATGCAGAAGATAATCCAGCTGTTACATCATTAAGTATGCTAGAAGAAATAGTATTAAAAGATGTAATAGAAAAACTATCTTGATTTAAAAACGAAAGCACCTATGCTATACTGTTATGGCAGATAAGAATGAATGGATAGCATCAAGGTCAAATCGTGTGGGTTATAAACCATCATGGTATTGGGAATTAATATATCAATTCAAACTAAGGAGAGAGAGTTTGAGTATTTCACAATTAGAATTAGATCAACGCATGGGTAATGCTGATGGGTTAGTCGGTAAATGGGAATGTGGTATTAGAAGTCCAGGTGCTTTCAATTTAACTTCATGGGCTATGGCCCTTGACTGCGATATTAAATTGGAGACTACTAATGAAATTATACAAACAGAAAGACCTAATTAAACTTAACCTTATTGATGGATTTAAATTGTTCTGGGAAGCATATCCAAATGCTCAAGGAAAATTTTTAGCTATGACTGCGTATGTTAATGCAATAAGAGATGACGGTGCAACAGAACAGGAGATAATAGATGGAGCAAGAGAATACAGAAAATATGTCCAACAAAATAAAATCGAACAAAGATACATCAAGTACCCAAGTAACTGGTTACAACAAGGACACTATTATAATAGATACGAAACCAATAGCACATCTGCAAACACCATTCAGCAAGGAATTGTTGACAGGGGTGCAATTCAAGAGTCAGATGGAAATAAAGTCTTACAAATCCCAGAAAGAAATAAACGCAGCACTTGATGAATTAGATATAGACTTACAGTTTATGATAGATAGGCTACAACCTATCACATTAGAACAAATGTCTGAATGCTTGTATCTATTGTTCTTAGTTAACAAACATGTGTTACCAGATACAGAGCAAGAAAAGAAAGACTTCTATGCTGTGTACTCTAATGAATTAAAGTTATTTCCAGCTGATGCTATTCAATATGCAGTATCTAAAATGGTTAAGATGTCTGAATACCCTAGCATAAAAAATATTAGAACACATGCTAACAGAATATACATTCCAAGATTGGAAGTGTTTGAGTTATTACAGCATGCTCATAAAAAAATTGCTGAACAATTAAAGGAGAAATAAATGAATACTCAAAAACAAGAACTGCAATATGCAGTTAAACAATACCTTAAGACTATGATGATAGCAATTCTATCTGGAATTGTATTGTTAAATGGTCTTGCATTTATCTTTGGAGTTTAACAATGTCGATTAAAATATATAAAAGTGTAGACTATACTGGTACGAGAGAAGAATACTATCAGGATAAAATAAGTAGTAGTGATGCAAGAGCAATAGCTAGTGGTGACTACTATGATTTAGAAAAACTTTGGGAACAAAAAATAGATCATCTCAAAGATGATTTGTCTAATGTATTCCCTGTTCAATTAGGATTAGCTACTGAGGAGTTTCATACAAGTTGGCTTAACAAACAGTTAACAAGAAACAATGTAGCTGGTTACGGACATGAGCATTATTTAATGTATGAACAAGCACATTGTGTTGTTGAATCTGATAGCCCGGCTCATCCATTTACATTAGCATCTACTATTGACATAGCTTACGCAGAAGAAAGTTTATCACAAAATAAACATATTAGCTTAGTAGAACTTAAACATACTGGAGAGTACAGTAACTTAGATAAAGTAATTGAGAACTACTATCCACAATTACAGCATCACATGTATGTCTGGGGAGTAGAATGGATAATGATCTCAGCTATCTTTGGAAACAAAAGACAACAGCATGACATAGTTAAAAGAGATGATAAATTTCTTTCAGACTATATGAAAAGAGTTATGGAATTAGGAGAATTAATTCATGACTATTGGCATGCACCAGAACAATTCTATCAAGATGGAGAAGAACCAAACAGAGATGAATGGTGGAAAGTATCACAAGAATTAGACTGGATTACTGGTGTGCCAATAGAAAAAGATATTGTATGTGAAAGCGGTAAAGTGTATAATCTTAACGAATCTGCAGATTGGAATTGGGCTAAAGAATTTATTGATAAAGCATTAGAAACTTCGATAAGCAATACTGGATTCAGTAAGTCTAAAGATGAGAATGAACATAACAAAACTCATCTTAAGAAACTGATACCAGACGATGCCAAGTCTGTAACATACAACGGTATTACTGCCAGCCGAAATAAAAATGGCATAGTATCTATAAGGATTAAATAGGAGCAACCAATGGATAAAAAAGAAGCATGGGCTAAGATACAAAAACTTTGCCCAGACATAGAGCCAAACGATAAACTTGCTTGGCAATTAAAACAAAACAAACAATGGATATTAAGTAACCAAGCTGTGCAAAGAATCGCAGCATACAATAATATTATTGTTACCTATGGAGAACCAAAAGAAATCATGGGTAATATATATATTAAAGCTACTGCTAAGAATACTGTTACAGGATTGCAGATAGAATCCTTTGGAGAAACAAGCAGTAAGAATACACACAACGCATACCCTCTAGCTATGGCAGAGAAAAGAGGACACGATAGAGTTGTCCTTAAATGTGTTGATGTATACTCAGACTTTTATAGTGATGTAGAAGCTGATTCATTTAAACAAAACAAGGAGGAATAAATGTCAGGAAGTTTAAATAAAGTAATGCTCATAGGTAGACTAGGAGCGGACCCAGAAGTCAGAGATACAAAGACAGGAGGAAGATTCGCAACCTTTAGTCTCGCAACATCTGAACGATGGAAAGACAAAAGCGGAGAACAACAGGAAAGAACCGAATGGAATAGAGTAGTAGTATTCCAAGAGGGATTGATTCCTGTTATAGAACAATATGTTACGAAAGGAAGTAATGTATTTATTGAGGGTAAATTGCAGACAAGAAAGTATGAAGACAAAGACGGAGTAGAAAAATATACTACCGAAGTTGTACTTCAAGGATTCAATTCTACATTTACCATGCTAGATTCTAAATCATCAGAGTCAGGAGCGAAGCCCACAACAGGCGGAGCGAAAGACAATGATGATGATATACCATTTTAACCTATTGATTCTCCTTTCCTAATTCGTTTGTGTATCAATAGGTTAGTATTCAAAGGCGCAAACGAATGACTAATAGGCACAGTAGCATTGGAGCTGTGCCTATTTTTTTGTGCGTGGATAAGGAGATAAGTAATTGCTATAAAGGAGAGCTATGCAAATGAAATTCAAAAATAAAAAACTTACACATATAGTCCATAAGATTATGGAGGATTATGATTTAACTGTAGAAGAAATCAAAGGCAACCAAAGAACCAAACAAGTAACAGAACCACGCTGGGTTATGTGGAAACTAATCAGAAAAAATTCTGGATTAAGTTACGGAGAAATAGGCAGACTGTTTAACAAAGACCACTCTACTATTATGAATGGTATTAAGAAAGCACCACAAGATATTGTGAATGAATACCAAAAAATATTTAACGAGATTTCTTTTGAAGAAATTCCAGATAGTCACGGCCTTCTTCCACATTCTCAAACATCAGTTGTTTTGAAACACTTGCAGAGTATGGATCAATCACTTGTAAAATTGACTGACCATGTTGCTGTTGATGAAAACCCTTATCTATTGCATATTGATCGTGATACTTATAACCTCTTAGTCGAACTAAAGAACTTACTTTACCATTTACTTGCTCCACTTTCTGAATCCCCCAGTTATGCTTATGACCAGCAACATACAGATCAGCATCAGAATTCCAAAGACTTGCTTTCATCAGCCCATGAAGATTTGAGTACTGAGAGTGACCAGGAAAATCATGACGAGCATCCACGGAAAGAGAATATCCATTAGGGAAATTTAATCTAAACTTAACTTGCCAATCAGCAGAGATATTCTTTGGCTGTTCCATCCATGTCATCGGATCCTTTGCGCTAGGTGTCCAGTTGTCATGATTCCCTCGAATCAGTATGAGTGGGTCCATGTTATTAATTAGCCATTCAATAAGCATATAGGTTTGTGCATCAGTTGTCTCTTGACTAGGACTCATTTTGAGTGACAAGCGACCTATCCAATTATTGTGTACATCACCTATTGATGCACCTTTAATAGCTGAATTAGATTTAATTAACTCTACATCAGAGTATAGCTTTTCCCAATCACAATGATTGTCATCTATATGTGGATCACCCATCCATAGTATACCTATTGGCCCATCAATATTTACTTTAACATCTACCCATTCATGTGCATCAGTAGCATTTTTTCTTGTACGAAATCTTTTTCGTTTATACTCAATCAATTCTTCAATAGGTAATTCTTCAGATGGTAAGTCTGGTACCTCAAACTCAGGCTCTTTAGTTAAGTCTGGTAACCTTTCTCTTGCATTAAATAATCTTGCACTAAATGTAGCATAGCTTAAACCTAATGCTTTAGCAGCATCATGTCTGCTATCATGTTCATTGTCTGCTTCTAATACTTCTAATAATTCATCGACTGTTAGAGGGTTTCGTGCCATTGTTTACTCCTTACAACATTTACAAAGTTTTTCTTCTCGTCTTATTTCTTGGATAGCATCCATACATCCAGCAATCATATTCATATACGCATTAACTGTCATGTCTTTCCATACAGACTCATGGTCTATACATACTCTTAGTTTATTGCCAGTTGGTATAACATAAACTTGTGTGTCTTTATCAATCTTTACTGATTTCATCTACTTGCTCCTTGATTTTACTA